ACGAGGCATCAAACCAAAACGCCCAACACTCTCCCAAATGTGGGGAGACTAACCGACACGCACCCCACACGTATCACAAAACCTAAACGAACCAACCTGCCGCTCCACACGCCCACACGGCGAAACACGACCACACGGCTCCAACACACGCTCCCCCAACACATACCCACGCAACACATCATCCACAGACGGCGGACGCACCCCATCAGACAAGCGAGGACCCCCCTCACGCCCCCGACAAAAATCCTCCACAGCCAACAACACCAACTCAGACAAAGAACACCCCAAACGCTCAGCCTCCCCCAACATCACGTTCTTTCGAGACCCCCGAACCCGAACCGTCACATTATACAAACCCTCCGGATCAGACGCCCCAGACGCCCTACGCCCCACAATCCCGCTCCACCAACAAACGAAAATACTCCGTAATCGTCAACCCATAACCATCAGCCGACTCAATCACCTTGCGTTTAAACTCCGCATCCACCTTCATAGTGATCGACGAACGACCAGAAACCGGCAAAACAGGGGGTCTGCCAACATTTTTTTTCATGAGTTTTGTCCTTGTAGGAAGTTGAGGGTGTGTCGGTTGTAGGCTTCGAGGGCGAAGTTGCGGTCTTGGTTGGTGGTGAGGGTGTAGAGGGCTGGTCCTAGTTCTTGTAGTGTGTTTTGTATAGCGGGGTGTTGGAGGGGTGGTGTTTTTTTGTGGGGGGTTTTTGTGGGCCCACTTTTTGGGGGGTTGTTTTTTTCGGGTGTTTTTGTGGGGGTTTTTTGTGGTAAATGAGTTGTGCCACTATTTCGTTGGTGGGTGAGTGTTTGGACGAGTGACCAGAATTCTTGTTCGGTTGGGGGTGGGTCGGTGCAGAGCCGGCGGAGGTGTGCCATTTTGATGGTGCCGGCGGGTGGCATGAACCTTTCTACCACTGTGAGGTGTTTGAGTGTGGTGCGGAGTTCTGTGGCGTCGTCGTGTTCGAAGTGTTGCCACCAGCCTCTGCAGATGTGGGGGAGGTCGATGTCGTAAATTTCTTTGCCGTATTGTCCGTACATTTCGCGGACGATGGCTTCCAACTCTTTTTTATCCACGCTTTCCACCACCGTCACTCGAAGAGAAGCAGATGTAATGACGTCGAGGCCGGCTGCCCTTAGCCACCATGTCCCCAATCAGGAACTCTTTCCGACATTCCGAGCATTTGCCGCCCGCAGTTTTCGCTAACGTCCAATCCCGGGGCGTCGCCGGCACATGTTTTGTCGAGGTAACCCGGATCGTTTCTCGGATCACAGGGGCCGGCTGGTTACCGTCACGATATTTCCATTTTTTGGCGTCGGCCGCCCGCTGCTTCTTCGTATACCGTTTGCGGTTTACCACGAACCCTCCTCGACCGTTGTTTCACTGATCGCGAGGAATCGTTCAATATGGTCTTGATCTCGGAGGATCAGTTCGAGGTCGTCGTAACGTTTTTTGAATTTGTTGCGTCCCATGTGGAACTCGGACAGCGCGCAACCATTGATGGCGCTTTTGCAGTCCTCGACCCCGTAGTCGGCGATTGCGGATGCGACTTTGAGCCGGCGTTTTTCGTCGAGTTGCGGGACTCTTTTCTTGCCGGGCCGCATCACTTGGATCCAGTGTTCGTAAACTTCTGTTATTTCGTGTTCTGGGACGCCGGCGGCTTTGCGGCGTTGTTGCTGTTTAAGGCGGGATTCGCCTCTTCCGCGTTTTGGTGCAGGTTCCATTAGTTTCAGTATATCCCCTTTGGTTGCTTTCCACCACCGTTGAAGGTTGAGAAGACTCTTTTCTGGAGATCAGGGAGTCTTCTTGTTTTTCAATGGTTTTCTTCTCGACGGATCGAAGAGAGAAATCTGGTTGAACACTTTGGAGGGGGTCCGGGGGAACCTTTCCAAATACTTTTCCGTATTTTTGGGTAGGCTTCGCCGGCACTTTGCTTGGGGGCAAGTGTTCGTGCAGGTTTTGTGTTCACCGGTGAAGGTTGTGTCGTTGACGTTAGCGTGTTGGTGGCCGGCTCGCAACCTCGATTAGGTTAACTTTTTGTAAATCTGGTTTTGGCGTAAATTACATCCGTGTTATTTTAAAGGTGCCCTCAAGGCTAGGTCCTTTCGCCGGACAGGGTCGTATGGGGTTGAGCCCGGAGGCGTTGATGCAGGTGGCGCTTCCGGGCTCCCTCATTTTTGCGGGCTTTCCACCACCGTCAACTGTTGAGAGGGCCGGCGGCGGCGGGGCTTTCAGTCTTCCCGGTCTTGGTCGTACGGCCACTGGTCGAACCGTCCGGGGTTGACACCGTTGGCTTGCTCGACTAATTCGTCGAACTCGTCCCAGCCCCGCGTTTCGTAATCCAGTTCTGCGATTCGGACAGCGAGGGAGTTCAGGTACATTTCCCAGCGGCGTTCCCGCGTGAGTTGGTCCGGGTACAGGTCGTTGTATTCGGCGACTTTTCGGATAATGAGTTCGTCTGATACGGCGCCTACGACAACTTTTGGGTTACTCGACGGTAACAAGATGGGTCCTTCTTCGCCGCCGAGGACGTCCGCCCGGTAGTGCAAGCATTTTATGACTTTTTCTCCGTCTGCGCCGCAAAAGAGTAACTCCGCCTGTTCGTGATCCGTGGCGGCGAGCATCTCGGTTTTCCAAGTTTCCATAATATTCGCGAGTTTTGCTTGCGCGTCCGCCGGCAGCGACATCAGGTATGCAACCATGTCTTGTTCGGTTGGCCAATCCTGATTTTCGTCCGTCATGAGCGGCCCTTTCCACCACCGTCGATAGTTGAGATAACTTTTTGTAATCGCCGGCGTTTTTTACTCTCGCTGCCATTATTGTACATCTCATGAACAACACAGACAGATTCCTCATGTACGTGACCGCGCTCGTCCAATACTCGCAGCGGGTGGGCAGCCCCGATGTTCCCGCGTTGCACATCGAGATCGTTGACGGCCGCGAAGTCCGCCTTGGCGCTTGGGTCGGATACATCCGTCAGCGGCAGCGGGCCGGCAAACTTCCTGCAGACCGGGTGGCCGCCCTCGAACAGGTTCCCGGATGGCAGTGGGGGCCGCTGAAGCCGGGCCCACGAACTAACAAAGAGCGAAATTCTCGAATTATGGCTCGACGTGCGGCCGGCGAGTCGCTCCAACAAATCGCTGATTCTGTCGGTTTGTCGAGGCAGCGGATCCACCAGATTGTGGCTGATCGGGTCGAGGAGCGTGTCGGTGTCGGCAACTTCCCATTCTGACGTTCCGCGTTCGAACGCGTTCATGGTTTTCGCGTTCACACTGCTCGCGACGTCGTTTACCTTCTGGGCAGCGTCACGAGTTTTGTCGAACAGCGGGGCTATCGACTGGGATCTGAGTTGGCGACAGTCTGGTGCACTTGCCGCGCTGTACACGTTGCATCGAATCTTCTGGCTCACGTTGACCGCTCCGATTGACCGTCGGGGGAGCCGGTAGGACTGACTACACCGGCTCCCCTTCGGGCGATCATTAGGCGCTGAACGCTGACGGCCAGAGCATGGATGGGATGCTGGCTTCGGGCTTCTTGCCTTTGGCCATCTGCTTGAACGCTTTGACCGCGTTCTCCATGTTCGACACGATCACGATGCCGTGCTTGTCGGCGAACTCGCGACACTGCTTCGCGAGAACCGCGTGCCATCCGTCTCCAACGCCGGTGACACCGCCGTCGGTGACCCACACGATCGGCTCATGGCGACGACGATTCTCTACCGCCCATTGGAGCGCAGGGAAGTCGACACCGTTACCGGCGGTTGTGACCGACGAGATATCGCGAGCCATCTTGCCGTTTTTCGCAAGAATCCACGCGTTCGGTCCACCTTCGCGAGACCACGAGTAGGCCATGACGGTCGCTCCGGAAGCGTTTTCGACGATCGTCTGAACCTGCTCCATGTTCCATGACATGGAACCGGACACGTCGACGACGACGATGCCACCCTTACCGCGAGTTGTCTTGTCGAACACGCGACGCTGGGGGTCGGTCATGTACCGATGCATGCGACGAGGGTTGCGACCGACGTTCGTCGGAGTCCTCTTTTTCGACATTGAGCCGGTGCTGGTCGCGTCCAGAGGGATGTGCTCCCATTCCAGCGTTCCCCAGCGAGGGATGTCGCCGTGAGACATCGATTCGTAGGGCTTGACACCCTTCAATTCGTCTTTGAAGTCTCCGAGTTTCTTCGGCTTTTCGGTTTCGACAGAAACGTGGGCTTTGACACCCTTGCCTGACGAGTCGCCGTCGTCTTCGCCCTTTTCGGACTTGTCGTCGGTGGTTTCGTCTTCGTCGGGTGGAGTCATCCCACAAATTCTGTCAAGCCATTCGGCCATCATTTCGGTGTGCCTGAAACCCAACGGTGACAGACCGGTGTCGGGATGCACTTCGGTGGAAGCAAGCGTGCCTGTCTTCCATGCCTTCGTCATCTCTTTGACGGCTCTCTTTTGGATGTCCAACAGAGCCTTGCCCCACACCCTGTTGTGGCGACGAACGCCGTTCAGGTACTTCTTTGCGGAGCCAGTGCCTGCGACCGCGATCGCGAACCTGACCGTGGATGCCCAGTCGCCGGTGATCGCTGCTCTTTCACCGTCAGCGGTTTCGCCGTCGTCGGAGAGAGCATCCATGTCGAACCCTGCCTTGGAGCACAAGAGGTTGACGCGTAGTTCCTCGCATACCGTCAGCGATTCGTGCGACGCGATGCCTCTGTCTATCCACGCCTGCATGTCGTGGGCTGGGGAGACTTTGGCGTGCATCATCTCGTGAGCGCGAGTGGCGCGAGCGGATGGGTCGTCACCGTCCGGTGCTCTCATCTCTTTTTCGACCGGATTGGTCATCGGCAGTCCCCTCTTGTTGGGGACGACCTTCGTTGTCCAACGACCGTGCTCCGTGTCGTAGCGAGATAGAACTTCGGGTTCTACTCCGATGCTCATGAGACCGCGTCGACCTTCATCGCGTCAAGAATGGACTCTGCGCGATGGTGGAAGATCACCTTCGCTGCTTCGTCGGTGCCAAGCGACTTCCTGAGGTTGTCGAATGCAAAGAATGCTCTGAGCGAGACGCGACGATCACCGCCGTCGGCGAGATTGTTGGCGACGCTCCACAAGTCGCGAGAAAGGCGAGCGAGAGCATCAGGGTGCGGACGATCGATGCGAATCTGCACTGGGAACCTGTCCAGCAACGCTGGGGGAAGGTCGTTCATGTCTTCGATGTTCGTCGTCATGACGGCTGAGAACCCTGTCTTCGGCTTGTGGGTGCGACCGGTGACCGGATGCTCCCACTCTGCGGAGTCTTCGGAGTCCAACATGGAGAGCAAGGTTGCGAACACGTCGCCACCAGCCTTGTCGATTTCGTCGACGACGAGACGACCGCCGGTGAGACCGTCACCCTCCCACGCTTTGAGCGCGGAGCCGGTGAGCCACTGGAAGCCGTTGTCGGAAGGCATGAAGCCTCCGGTGACATCCATGTTGGTCATGTCTTCGGTGCAGACGAGCCTGAACGCGCCAGCGTTGACGTTGCCGTAGTGGAGACCAGCGTAGGTCTTGCCGGTTCCTGGGGGTCCGTAGAGGATGACGCGATCAACGCCCGCGTCGATGACCTTCTGGAAGGTGCTCCAGCATTCGGGGTAGGTTACGTTTGTCATCTCAGTCCTTTCGTTTGTAGTTGATGACAGTGGTAAGGGTAAGGCTTATTCGGGGTAGCAACAACCTGATTCGCAAAATTTCTTTACGAGGTCGGGATGCACTTGAAGATCGCGATGCGATACACGAACTCCGGCTTGATTTGCTCGCGGAGTTGAGCCTCTTGCACGAGAGCATCATCGATGGTTGCCCACCACGAGTCAAAGTAGGTGTTGCCGTTCTCGTCGACGAGGCACACCCGATAGGGCTTGCCAAGGTCGGCCTGACGAACGTCGTACTGGATTGCGTCGCTGTAAGTAGTCATAGCAATATCGTGGACCTTATTCGGGCCACTCACAACGTGTCAGACAAATTTATTTGGGCTGATCGAAATACGCTTCGTACACGCCGTTCTTCACCTTCTTGTACCTAGGCGTGTCCTTCAGGTACTTCATGACCGACGCGTAAGAAAGTCCGGACAAATCCACGAGACCGTCCGGAGCGATCTGCTCCCCCGGATGCTCCTTCGCCCACTCGTCGAGAGCCCCGTACTTGTCAGCAATCTTCGGCTTTGGCCCGGGGCTCGACTCGACGTCCACATCGACTCCGAGCAACTCGCCGATCTCCTCGATCATGGACGCAGAAACATTGTAATTTTTGAGAACCGGCACGGGATCCGCGTCAGGGTTCGAAAGCAACACATAAAGTGCGCGATTCTTCTCAGAAATCTTCGACGTCACTTCGTGCGGCACGGCAGCGGCAGCCCCGTACTCGGCTTTCGCCTTCTCCCAGTCGGCAGCCCACTCGGAATTGATGAACTCGACAGAAATCGACATTTATTTCTCCTTTCCTCCGCCGGCGGCCGTTCCGCCGAACAGAGCCATGATGGATCTTATTATTTCACTCGACAACCTGATTCGAAAAAAATCTTCGAACAAACTCCGGGGCTCCTATTTGGTACAATGTGTAAGCACTCGTAGAGGAGATTCTCATGCGTAAACGATCTGGACAGCCAAACGAATTCGGGATTTTCGTCCCCGGTGACTCGAAGCCCGCCGCAGCCCCAGCGCCGGCGCCCGCGCCAGCCCCGCAGCCAGTCGAGGAAGAAGTCGAAGTTTCTGAGGTTTCTGAGCCGGCCGCCGAGGAGGAGCCGAAGTTCGGAAAGCGCAGCAAGCGCGGCAAGTGACCCTTTCCTCCACCGTAAAGGGTTGAAAGACACCCTGCGGTGGCCCCCAACGCTACCGGGGGGCGCAGAACCAGTTCGCAGCCTGATGGCGGGACTCGGAACACCCCCACCCGATCTCACCGGGCGGGGGTTTCTGCGTTCCGGGTTACTTCAGATCAGGGAGAAGACCACGAGTTCCCGCGAATCTTTGGAACTCTGCGGCGATCTCGAAGTCCCGATAACAGTCCGTTGGATCATCACCCCATGACATGCCGCCGGTGATTACCCAGCGTTTGTCGTCGTCATTGAACCAGCCGATTTCGCGACTGTCGCTGTTGTAGACGACCTTGAAGGCTTCGTCGATTCTCTCAACGATCTGCTGTTCGGTCATTTCGTCCCACAGGTAGTCGAGTGACGGCATTTTGGCGAATTCTTGGACTTGGCCGTCGTCGAGTTCGCCGAGGATTTGTTGCCAGTATTGGATGGGTCGACCGGCCTCGACCACTTCGAAGATGAAGTCTGCTCCCATGTCAGTTGTCCTCCACCGATAGTCTTGCTTGGAGCAGGATGAACGCCAAATCAGCCGCTATACGACCGTACCGAAGACCCTCGGGGTCAAACTGCTTTCGCCACTCGCCGCGCCATTGTTCAGTCTTGTTGATCGGTTCGACTAGCCCCCTCAGCAAGTCGATTTGCTCAACCGACAGCGTGATGGTGACCAACTGGTCGTTGGTAGTGGTCATGTCATTTGTCCTTCCGTTTGGTACTTGTAAGGGTAAGGCTTATTCAGACTCTTGACAACGTGGCACGAGAGATCCGTCGGGGGCAATTTCTAGCCCTTTCTCACGCAACTCCCGTGCGCTGTGAAGAATGCCTTGACAGAACCGGCAGACAGAAGCGTGCGCTCCGCCAAACGACCAGTCTCTCGTCCCGCATTCCCGCATGACCAAACAACCGAATTCCTCGTTGTTTAGGTCGATGTCAGCCATTTAGTACCACGACTCCGCTCCGCCGCAGTATTTAGCAGTAAAACGACACCACTCTGCGAGGTACCACAAGTCCGCACCGATGTCACGATCCGCACCGTTGTCGTTGATGATGTATTCGGTGATGCGAGTACCGTCGTCGTCGGTGAATAAGGCTTCGATGCCGTTGTAGACGCTCATGAGATCGCTCTCGCTGAGATGACCGGCTCCCACCTCTGTGCCTTCGCCGTACAGAACATGGCTCTCCAAGCCGACTTGCTCCAAGAGCCACACGCCGTACTTGCCCCGATACCAGCAGTCGGTACCAAAGATGCCGAGGGCTTGTCCGTCTTTGTCGCCGAGGACGGTTTTCCACGGGCAACCACCGGCTTCCTGCGTTTTTTCGCAAGAGAGTCCGACTTCGGGCAACCCGTTTTCGTCGATGACGGGCTTGCTGTCTTTGTCAAGCAACGGGATCATGACCGCCGTTCCTTGATTCTTGCAGGCGTAGGTGGTGGGGATGTTGTCCAGTCCCATCAGATTTCCTCCTCGTCGATTTGCATGTCGGGGTCACGATCGTCGAACTGCTCAATGAGCGAGATGAAACCGGCGTTCGGATCTTCGGCGTTGTAGCGAACACCGGACACGAACTTCAGTCCGCAGGAAGCGTCGTACCAGTCCATGAGGGTGGCGAGCATCGCTTCTGCGGAGTCTTCGACAATGTAGGGGTAGCCGGAACGAAAGTATGCGGCTTCGTGGTCGTCAAGTGCCATGTAGATCTTGTGGCACCCATCCCATGCGATGAGGATGGTGTCTTCGATGTGGTCTTGTACGTCGCTCCATAGCGTGGATGTGTTCATGACTTCAGTTTGGGGCTTATTCATGACAACAACAACCTCATTCCCCATAAATATGGACAGAAATTCCGACAAATTCCGCCAACTCGATGAGGGCGTCCCCCACCTGAGCCAGCAGCGGTGAAGTCTCCGCGTTGGAGTCCCGCGCTGCGATCCTGAGCCAGTTACAGTAAGCCGATACTGCTTGTTCCGCTTGCGCCTTGACAAACTCGTGGTCGGGGCTGTCTGACCAGCGGTGGCGACGAACCGGCATCACCAGTCCACCGCCATCGCAGCGATGCTCTCCTGAGCGTCCACCAAGTTATGAATCTTGTCACGAGCCGCCTCGTACCACTCGTACCACTCGTCGGACATGGAGTCCTCAGGCTCCTCAGCCTCAGGCGTGATGTTGGAATACTCGAAGTATCCGTTGTAGACGCACTCGCCGTTAGCGAACGAATCGACACCAGCGAAGCACATGCCTCCCTCGTCGTAGCGAACGAGAACCTTGACAGGGTACTTCTCGGTGATGTGGCGAGCGATGCCGTCGGGTGGCGACCATGCCGACATGCCAGACACCGTGATGCTGGTGTCCTCAACGTCGTAGTTGGAGATGCTGGGAGGCCACTTGGTTCCCCAGTTCTTGACGCACCACCAGTACCAGTCGGATACACCGTACTTTTGTACGTTGGCTTCCTTTTGGGCGACCCACGCAGGGTACTCGGGGTCGTCCTCGTTCATGAAGCCAGCCATGATTTGTAGTTCCTCAGGGACGGGATGGATACGAGCGATGTCGTATTCCTTCATTGAGTCGTATGATTCGACTTGCTCATCCTCTGGGATGGAGAAGATTTGGTGGAGAGCAGCGATGTGCTCAGGCTCTCCCTTGATTTCGATGGAATAGTCGCACCAGTTGGGCATTGCCCCTCCTTGTTTCTAGTAGGTACAGGAGATGGTAAGGCTTATTACGTCACTTGACAACGTGGTCAAAAAAAATACCCATGTGGGGACGGGCTGGCTGTTGCTCTCAACGAACCCGCCCCCACGAAGGGCGATCACTTCTTGGTCTTGGAACCGTTGTGCTGGAGTGCCACCGGAGCGTCCTCCATGCGAATCCACACGCCGAACGTCCCGTTGGGGTTCTTGCGGGTGGCAATCCTCATGTTCGGGTACTTCTTGCGAAGCCCGTAGAGGTACGAGATGTGCTTGCGAGCCTTCGACTCACGAGCCCACTTGTTCCTGTGGTTCTTGTCCAGATCTTCGATGAGTTTCTGAAGAGACCCATTCGAGGCCTGACCACGACGAGCCGCAGGCGGCTCCTCGAACACGATGCGATAACCGCTCATGTCGCTGTCCTTTCCCGTCACTTGACGGAGGTTTTCTGGATGATGGACAACACCTGATCCTCAAGGGAAGGTGTTGGTGCCCCAGCGGGGCTTTCCTTGGCGATTCCCCACGGGGTGACGGCAGGTGCTGCGTCAGCAGGGTCGCTAGGGATCTGAAGGTTCTTGCGCTCAACCCAACGTTCGCCAGCCCCGTTCAGAGGGGTGACCAGCAGGTCAAGATGTCCGAACCGTGTTCTTGCGTCGTCGATTCTGACGTTGATGTCCAGTCCGTCGATGGTGTAGATGGCTAACACGTTTTTGTATGCGTCGTGATCCACCTGTCCGTCGGCTGTTCTGGCCACCTTGGTCGCACTCGGCGATGCGGTGTCGACAATTTTCATTGTCTGTCCTTTCTGGCCCTTTTGCAGGGGGCCGTGTTGTTTACGAGTGACACGCTACGGCTTATGTCGTAACGTGACAACCTGATCGGGAGAAAAATTTGAAATTGGCCTCTGATCAGGGGCTTTCCGCCACCGTGAAGGGTTGAAAGACCTCAGGTTGGGGTCTTCCAAGTGTCCTTCCCGTTGGGTGCTCCGGTCGTGTATTGCTCGATGGCTTCCATCGAACCGCACTCGGAGCAGATCTCGGTCTTGTTGTCGACGCGGCTGAGAGCCCCGGGGTAGGCGCCGGGCTGGATGTTGTTCGGTATCCAGTCTCCGCATCGTGGGCATACTTTTGGCACGTTCACACGGCCTCCTTCATGGTTTTGCGAGGGGGGAGAAATTCTACCTTGCCGTCAACGTGCTTGGACACACCATCGGCGTTGTTGCGAACGTAGGTGGCGAACTTGCCTGCGGACTCCTCGCCCATGAGAGCCATGTAGAGGTCGCTACAGGCGGTCGCACCGACGAACTTGTAGAAGTAGGCCACTTCGGGGTTCGATGCGTAGTTGATGTGTACGGCCATCTCGTGGCGAACGTCCGACGAGATGTCGTACTTCCATGCCGTGATGACGAGCGTGGAGAGTGCCGACGAGTCGGTAACGTCGAACAGTAGGTAGGTCACCGATGCGTCGTGTTCGGTGAGGTCGGTTGTGGAAACGTCGTATGGCTTCATGGATGGAACGATACGGCTTATTCGGTACAGCACCAACCTCGAAAGTAAAGAAATCTCCGAGAAAAGAAAAAAATGGCCTCTGACCTGCGGTTTTGCGGAAATCTTTTTTTGGACGTTGGCTTTACAGCGAATAAGCCCCAGAATGAAGCCATGACCGAAATAGACATCGAAACCGAAATGACCGCCACCCTTGACTGCACGGGTGACGACTGCTGGAGGGACATCACGCTCACGATCGACGACTGGATGATGATGTCGGAGTTTGAGGAGGCATTTCGCAACCATCTCAGCGACGAGGGCTGGGACGACGAGGGCGATGGCCTGCTCTGCCCGACATGCGTCGCAGAGTTGGAGGAGGAAGACGATGCCGACTGAGACTAAGGGCGACAGGGTTCGCCTCATCCATTGCGCAGACCCGTACACGACCATGCCCTACGGGGCTCTCGGAACGGTCATGTTCATCGACGACATGGGAACCATCCATGTGAAGTGGGACAACGGAGCATTGCTCGGCCTCATCGTGGGTGAGGACTCGTGGGAAGTTGTCAAATAAATCTCGGCATCACGTTGTAGGTGCCACGAATAAGCCCCATACTGAAATCAACACCGACCAAGAAGGGAAATGACATGGGCGCAAGAGCCACCATCACCATCTACCAAGAAAACCAAGCCACTCCACTCACCCTCTACACCCATTGGACGGGTGGCGAGATCTCTCGCACCCTCGCAGACGGGCTCAGGAAGGCTCAGGAGGCTGGAAGACTTCAAGACTCCCCATATGCCACTCGCATCATCTTCGACACGCTCACAGGCTTAGAAGGTGGCACGACGGGTTTCGGCATCATCGTCGGAGACTGGGATGACATCAACTACACCTCGCCAACGGTGACGTTCAGGCACAACGCCGAACCACTCGTGACCTACGGCGATGTCTCGTGCTCAGCGAGCCAGTGGATAGGTTTGTTCGCCTCGTCGGACACCTCGGGCGTCACGGTGGTCGTCTGATGGGCGCCACCACGTTCGCAGCAGTCCAACAAGCCGACACGATGGCCGAAGCCTATCGCGGGGCTGTTGACGACGCCTTCTACTGGCATGGACACAGCGGTTACACCGGAACCATCGCAGAAAAGGACGGGTTCGTCGCATTCACGATCCCTATTGACAAGTTCCCGACAACCAATGCCGGCGAACTGACCGAGATGATCGGGGCTGCGCTGAACTGGCTCCACGACATGAGGGACTACGACGACCCCTTTGACGCCCCCGAGTCCGAGTATTCGTGGCAAATGAAGGCTCGCAGGGACGCCAAAATCCTCGCTGAAGCGATGCCGATGAGCGATCTCAAGCACATGAAAGAGGTCTACAACGACAAGTGGGGCCCCGCTGTTGGGTTTGCGCTGGAGGACAAGAAGTTCGCCTTCATCGGGTGGGCATCATGCTGAACGAAGACGACATGGATAAGCCCTTGTGGGAGGAAGTCGTGGACGAAGACGGTAAAATATTTATCGTTATGGACGACGAACTCATCTTCAGGGTCAGGGACGCTTGCGCTCCCGACGAACCCATCCCCACCGACTGGGTGTTTGAGCAGACCGGGACTATCGAGCCCGTGAGCGACGACCCGAATCACGGTAACGGATTCACCGGAACCCTCACACTCAGGGAGACCGGCGACGTTATTGCCCATGTGTTTGACGACGGTTCCCCATCTCCGTACATCTACACGCCCGTCGATTCGCACCTGTGGAACAACTTCATTGACCATTCGATGACTGGCTGGTCGAACGACACCGATTCGGTTGACCACCACATCGCATTTCTCAGGATTTGTTCAAGAATCTCCGAACTCGGGTTGTCGTAGTACCTAATAAGCCCCATACTGAACTCATGGAACAACTCATTGACCCCGACGGCACGCTTCGTGGAAGGCACATTCGCACCGAAGCCGACTCCAGCGGTGAAGGCATGGACGTACTCATGTTCACCACCGGCGGTTGGACTCGTAGCCTTGACGCTTCGACCAACACCGGTCGCTGGGCTCGTCCGGAGACCTTCCCCGACTTGGAACTCGTAGACACCTACTTCCACGACATCCCCAACTACTCCGATGTCATCGACACGGTGAAGGCGATGATCGCCAACGGCTCCACCGACATCCAGATCTACATGTATCTGCTTGATGTCTCCGGTAGTGGCACCTACGGCTTCAGCAGGCACGAGTGCGCCGACCCGTCGGTCTGCACGGCGTGTATCGCTCAGGAGGAGGAGACTCAGGCGGAGTACGACAGGCTCTCGGACGGGTGGGAAGACGAGGTGTAGTCCTTTCCGCCACCGTGTTGGGTTGCGTAAGCGCAGCCCGATTTCGGCCGTCCCGCTGTTTGCTAAAAATGGGGGAAAGGCACAGCAGAACGGGGCTTCGCCGGCGGGTTCCGAAGTTCGACCAGATTTCGTCAAGTTTTTGTGGGATTCGGGTTGTGGGTGTTCCGAATAACCCCTAGTATTTCATTATCAGAAAACACCCGACGAAAGGACAATGACATGGGAATGGACGTCTACGGAAAGAACGCCCACACGGAACAGGGCGAATACTTTCGCAACAACGTCTGGTACTGGAGGCCTCTGTGGGGCTACTGCTGTGAGGTACACCCAGACCTCTGCGGCAACGACGCCGACTCCGGATTCCACAACGACGGCTACGGCCTGAACGAAGACGAGGCCACTCGCCTCGGTCACGCTCTACTGGACGACATCGAAACCGGCAGGACGGAGCAGTATCGCCTTGATTACATGGCGCAACTCGCCGAACTTCCTCGCACACCTTGCCCACATTGTGGAGCCACCGGCATTCGCAAGGATACGGTCGGAATCGACATGGGCCAGCACGAGAAGGCGCTCAGCCCAGAAGTGGCAAGCCTTGTCGGTCGTGACTTCGGCTGGTGTAACGGTTGCGACGGAATCGGAACCCAAGCCCACTTCGCCCACAACTACCCGTTCGTGGTTGAGAACGTCAAGGAGTTCGCAGAGTTTCTGTTGGTCTCCGGCGGATTCGAGATTTGGTGACGTCATGGGCATCATCACGGGCGCCATCATCTACAAGTTGGGCAAAAGGCGGGGCAGGAAGACGGCCCCAAAACCGGTTGTCAACAACTTCCCCAACCCCAGAGTCTACGACTGCGTGAACTACGCTCGCTTCTGTAAGGAGTACGGTTCATGCGACGGACAGGTGTGTGAATACAGAAATGCCTAAACCCATCATCAAAACGGTTTCCACATACGAGTGCTGCTGCGTAGACGACGCGGGAGCCCCGGCGGCGGAGTGCCAAAACTGCTGGGAATGGCAAAGGTTTGACTTCGTTCAGACGATGGACGGATGGGTGAAGGCGAACCCGACCGCATGGTTTGGGTTATCCAACATTTACGTTGAGATGCCCGACGGCTCGTTCGACAAGGACTCTGGTTACGCCAAGTTGCGGGACGCCGACGATCTTCTCGACTTCCTGATCATTGCTTCGGATGACTGTTCGTTGGATTACAAAGAGCCGGAGGGGGACGAGTGGTCGTTCTCTCAGCGGATTCCGTCTAATCCGTCGGCAACGGTGTCGAAGGCGTTTTATTCTTCGGATAGATCTCAATGAGGTTGTTGCTGTCGCTAATAAGGTCTAGTGTTATTGGTATGACAGGTGAACACGACCAGAAGTGCGAAGACGCACAGTCGCTCAACGACCTCTGCCAGCCCTGCCTCGCACAATGGCAAGACTGGTGCGAGACCCAAGACCTCACCAACCTGCTGGAACTAGCGGAACTCAAGTAAAGGAGAGCCACATGGCACGCCATACCGTTCGAGTCACCATTGACCTCACAATGGACACCGAGGACTGCGAGGACTGGCACCCGTCCTACTTCGGTCGGGTCGTCGAATCCGGAGTCCAAAAGGTCGCCGAGACCCACTCAGGGATCGCCACATGGCAGATCGTTGAGACCGAGACGAAGGAGTTGGTCAAGTGAACACGCACGTTGTCTGGTACAACTCTGCCGGCTGTCTACCAGATTCCGAAGTCCCGGAGTTCGAAGGAACGCTGGAGGAATGCATCCGCTGGATCGAAGCAAATCGTAAGGATTACGACACATCAGTCCTTTACGACCTGCATGTCGCTCCGGTAGGATACTGAGGCATGAGCCTCCACTACTGCGATTCCTGCAAGCACACGATCCACGACATCAAAGCCCCGTCCTGCATCCGGCTGGTTGAGGCGTGGGTTGCTGGTTCTGGTAAAACGATTCTCAAAATCGAACAGGAAGGGTATCGGTTTTATCATAAACATTGCTTTGAGATGATGAAACGGAAGGAAGCCGGATGGCAAGAAGAGTCACTCTTCTGACGGGACTTTCCCCTCTAACTCAATTGGCAGAGTAGCGGGCTTTTAACCCGAGAGTTGTGGGTTCGAGTCCCACGGGGGGAACTTCAGGCGTAAGGGCTGTGGCCAGTAGCCTCATCAAACAACACGGGAAACGTTTCTCTTTTGTAGTCTTGGGGAAACGGGGCTCGGACCTCCTTTCGATGAGGAGCAGCCCTCCCCTCCATCCAGAACAAGTGGAGACTGGGTGGAGGGGCGAACTGGCCGTTTCAAACCGGCCTTTCCGCCACCGTTGATGTTTGCGTAAGCGCGGGCGCGGATCGCAGCCCCGTTTTCTGGTTTTTTGTTGCCTGTGGATAAAGTTTTCCACAGCCTGTGAAAATCGAACACTTGTTCGAAAACCGAACACTTGTTCTTTTCCGGATTTCTTTTGACTGAGGTTGTTGCTATGCCGAATAAGGTGCACACTGTACTCATGGAAGCAGGGGAGGAGGTGACAATGGTAGAGACTCTCGCAGGCATGATCGCCGACGGGTACTGGACGCTCTGCACTCCACAGGAGGCAGTCGATGCGTTCCTCTCGGAGGCGACTGCGGTCGATTGGTGGGCATACGACACCAACCTCGATCGCCAGCCCACGGATGAGGAGGTCACGGCGGCAATCGCCCTGTTCCTCACTCAGACCGCAGGCTGAGCCTCGGAACTCCACAGGGTGGCGACCCACCGCCAAAACCCCCCACTTTTCCCGAGCCCCGTATAAGTGATAGAATCTTCTCATGGCTAAAACGGGAATCGGAATCGGCTGGACACCAGAACCGCGTAAGAAGAACAAAGGTGTTCACGCTACGAGCGGGACTTCGAGGTCGCCCGGTTCCAAGAACTACAAGAAAAAGTACCGTGGCCAAGGCCGAGCCCGCTAAGCCGGACGAACCGAAGCCCGTTGCCAAGAAGCCACCGGCAGCGAAATTCATCAGCCGGATGGTTCACGGGCGGGGTCGATGCCCCGGTTGTCGCGGTCGCTGATCTTTAGCACTAAATCGAACATCTGTTCGTAAATCGAACATTTGTGCGTTCTCGAACATTTGTTCGGGGATCGAACACCTGTACCCGTAAAGAAATTTTCGGAATATTTTGCCCTGCAGGTTGTTGTTGTCACCAATAAGCCCCAGAATTGAGTCATGGAAGCAAGGGGGGAGGTGAAAATGAAAGATTCCGAAGGGACATACCCGTGCTCGGAGTGTGACGCCCAGTACGTCTTCTCTGTCATGAGCAACGGGGATATCTTCGCCGGATGGGAGTGGTGGAACGACGACGACGTCGTTTGCGAATCCCATCGCATCGACGAAGAGAGGTTGTCTCCCTTCGAGCCTTGCGGCTCCTAGGGGTCACCCGTTCCGACACTGAGTAAGACTCGGCGCCAAAGGGGGCGTGGCAACAGAACCCCCAGACAAACCCCCCCACTTCCATCCGAAACCCCGAGAGTCACCCCCCGACTCTCGGGGTTTCCGTCGTTTACGCACCACTTGACACGCGGCCGGCGGGGCTGAAGACTGACGTCATGTCTTCCCAAAACCGAACCGACTTACTCGCTAACGCTGAACGACTCGTGAACGGTGACCGAGATGATCAGTACGGTGACCCGATTTCCGACTTCCGGACAACCGCCGATATGTGGAGCGCATATCTGGAGCGCCGGCTCGGAGCCCCGGTGCGGCTGCTCCCGCATGACGTTGCCGCTTTGATGATGTGTCTCAAACTAAGCCGCATCTCTTGGCTTCCCGAACATGAGGACAATTGGGCGGATTTGGCTGGTTACTCAGCGTGCGGTTGGGACTGTGTTCTTCGAGAAGACGGGACTGCGCCGGCGGCGTCGACACCGGTGAAAGTCGATTACTCAAATTGGGCGGTCTGACGTTGTTGATGTCAACATTTAGCAGTACAATTGTTGACATGAGTACGAAGCAGAAAAAGTGGTCTGAAGCAGACCGGTGGGCGTTTACCCACTCACGCCTCCGTGCTCAAACTATCCCAGACAAGCGTAAGGAGCAGGCCAAAAAAGCCTGCCGTGGAAAGGTGAGCGAGTGACATTCGACGAATGGCTCCAAATCGGGGTTGACAACAAGTGGTGTGGCCCCGCTGTCTGCTCAACGCATGACGGCATCCCTATGTCCGAAAAGGAAGACGCTGACTGGGAAGATGGACTGGATCCGTGTCATCACGTTGTCCGGTTGTACGAAAACGAAGAAGTCGCTGACGCTATCAACGCCCACTTCTCGCCGTACAAATGGCGTCACCCTAAAGTCTGAGCCAGAAACTCTGCCCGAGACGGGTGGTACAACTGGTTCTGCCAGCCATCTGGGAGGATCGGGGCTGTGAGCCCGAGAGTTCTCGCCCGTGACAAGAAGAACACCATTGTGAGTCGTTCTTTCTCAACGGTTGACACTTGGTGAGGGATTGTTGCTGGGAAAAGGGCTGCTGTACCGGCGACTGGTTTGATGTCCACGCCCTGTTCGGGGAACTGAAGTATGCCGTCCCCTTCGGAGTCGGAGAGAAACAGGACGCAAGATAAATCGCAATACCTTTGCTGGAGTCCGTCCATCAAAACCGGGGCTCCGTCGTTGACGTCGTAGCAGTCGAAGTGGCTGGTGGCGTATTCGCCGGGTTGCCATTCTCGGATGGAGCCGTGCCACACAACGTGAGCGTCAAGCCACAGGCTGTCGGCGAGTTGGCAGATGTGGACGGAGAGGTCGGACATCAGGTTGTGGAGTGCTTCGTCTGGGGCAAGCAAAACGTTGATTTCTCCTTCTTCTGCTGCCGCCGGCGGGCTCGGAGTCCCGTGTTCGCGGACGAATGCTCGGAGTTCGATGACGCTTTCGGGTTCGATGATGCGTGGGGTGTGGATAAGAGGGTGTCCCATGAGGCCAGTTTATCCACATCTTGTTGATAAATCTGTGGAAAAGAAATCCCGATAAGGGGTTGACGATTATAGTGATAAGCCCCATAATGGAGTCATGAACAACCCAGAGATGATTCCACTCGGCGAGTTTCTTATTGCGGCAGGAGCGTTCGGCCTCGGCATGCTGTTCCTCGCATGGCTCGCCATTGACGACCTCAAGTACGATCTGGAAGAGGACGACGACTACTGATGGGGGACGTTATCTACGTCTGCTCAACGTGTCACAAGACCACCTCGATCGAACATCGAGACGCAATCCTTTGGGAAAAGGTCGGTGGACACCGGCTTTGCCCTGTCTGCTCATACAAACTGACGCAGGCTGTCCGCAAACATCCAAGCAATCGAAAGAATGCTTGACAGGTGTTACACCCCTAGACTAAAGTGAGAAACATGACCTACAGGTATGACATTCAGCCCATCCACTACTACGACGACGACACCCCCGACGCTGGCATCGTCAGCACCGAATGGATCGTCATTGACACCGGCAACAGGAACGCCCCAGCCGGATTCGTCTACGCCACTCGTGAGGAAGCCCTCGCCAAAGCAAAGGCGATGGGATGAGCACCCTCGGAACCATCATCTACGTCGTCGTGGGACTAAGTTTCACGGCGGTACTCTGGATCGCCCTATTCGCACGGAAGGAAAGCAAGTGAGCAGAACCACCGAACAATGGAAGACGATCTTCCAAGCACGCAACGAGCGTCGCAAGACCTACGACAGAGCCGAAAGAAAGGCCAACAAGGAGATGGGTCGCCATCTGTCTCGCAAGATGTGGGACAAATCGACCGGGGCTCCAAAGTTGCCAGCCGAGCCGAAGAAGGTGACCGACAGGTGACAAGGCCGACGTTCAGCGATTTCTGTATCAACACGGTCAAAGGCTTCAACAGCGTCGCCCATCCAAGCCTCAGGTACGGACAATGGTTTTTCCAAGAACTTCACAACGTCCATCAAGGGTTAGCGGAGCACATCCGTGGAACGAAGTTCGATCCGTTCTACAAGGATCACGTTGGTGACGACACCCTACATTACCTAATGCTAATGTGGGAAAATGTTGACGATTTTGCCCAAGTGGTTTGACCCCACAGAGCACGTTGACTACCTCTCGTCCCAAAACTGGGTAGAGCACAACCCGGGGCCTCTGCTGCTGGAGAACGAACTCGCAGCATCCGAACACCTGTGGAAGTACATCAGAGGCGACGAACTGTATGCCGAAGCCGACAAAACCTTCCGTTGCGAGCATTTTCGCTATCACTCCCAAGACAAAAAGTTCGCACATCTGCTGGCGAATGAGCATCGTCAGCCTCTCGGCCCACACGTTGACTGCCCCACAGTCCCCGAAGAAGTCGTAAACGGCGACAACTTCACCACAGTCCTCGCCTACCTCACCGACGACTACGAAGGCGGCAGACTTCTCGTCCCACCCGCAGACTTCAAACCAAAAGCAGGAACCGTCATCCTCATGGACGGCCACCTCCAACACGAAGTACAGAAATGCCGGGGCCGCCGGATCGTCGCGGTCACCCATCTGTGGCGAACATGACGTACGACCAAGTGATGGACGCAACGGTGAGGCTGTCGCAGCACTCGTCGATGCCCATTTCGATGATCTACTGGAAGTTGATCCTTCACACCAAACCCCTGCTGGCCGAATGGATCCTCATTTACCGTTGTGAACAACTCCGTGGAAACACCCATGACGTCTTCTGGGAGCCCCGGTTGGACCCAGATCTGGTTGCCGAAATCAACAGGAAATGGATCGAGGAAGATCCGATGGAATGGACAAAAGTCGCAAAAATGTGTTGGCGATGGCGGAAAAACCCAGAACTCTGGTGGACAAAGTTCGGTTTAGCCGAGGAACCCCAACACAAGTTGTGACAAATCGGCTTCTTCGTCAACATCAGGCCCACCATCCGTTGCCTGCGACACGACCCGACGCTTCCTTTCAACCAGATCGTAGATCTCCTCGTCGATAGTCCCGTCGAGCAGCATGTAAGTCGCAGTTACCGAACCTGTTTGACCGATTCGATGACAGCGACTGTACGTTTGGTCAACGTCGGCGGGTGTCCATGGGAGTTCTACAAATAAAACGTCCTGCGATGCCGTCAACGTGTGCCCGGTTTTCGCAGCCTGAATCGACAAAACTATGACTTTTGCGTCGGGGTCGGTTTGGAACGCTTCTTTCGCATCCTCTACGTCCCCTAGTTCCATGTCACCTTGAATCTTGTAGCCGCCGTATTTGTCGGCAAGCGCGTCAACGATGTCACGGTGGTGGGCAGCAACAACAACTTTCCGGGACTCCGCGAGCCGGCCCTCGATCCACTCCTCAATCGCAGGCATTTTTGCTTTCGCCGCTAATCTGCGCAAGATGCTAATTCGCACGAGATGCTGACTAGCCTCCGCTTTCAAACGCGCTCTGACAGCGGCCGACTTCGGGTTTTCTCCAAGTTCTTCAGCGATTTCCACAGCCCTGTCAATAAGATACTGGACAATATCTCGCTCGGCTTTGCGGTACTCCTTCATCTGGGCCGCCGGGACTTCCACGAGCAGCGGGTCATGAACAACAGGAGGCAGTTCAGTCATCACCTGATCTTTAGTGCGACGGATGTAGCAAGTGGAACGAAGCCGTTCGTTCAGTTCCTCTAGATTTGACGCACCCTCAAGATGCCATTGTCCCCACTTGTCACGGAAAGCGTCACAATATCTGCGGTAAAAACCCCATTCGCCGCCAAACGCATCCACCTGACCGATGATCTGAAGTTGCGGTGCGTACTCGGCTGGCCGGTTCGTCACAGGAGTACCCGTAAGCAAGATCACCGGGACGTCGGGCCCGGCAGCCTTCGTGATTGCTTTCGCCGCTTTGGTTCGCTGCGAGTCACGGCTCTTACAGTAGTGAGATTCATCAAAAACGTACCCGTTGTGACCTTTGAGCAGATCCTTCCAATGGTGGATGTTGGAGTAACCGACAACCAGCACCTCGCTGAACTCTGGGAACTCTTTGCGGTCCACAACAATCTGGACGTCCCGGTGCGGCAGCCAACGATTCCACTCTTTCTTCCAGTTGAG